AATTAAAACAACTCAATACAACATAAGAAAAACAACGCAAAAACACTCATAAACGCTCATTCTCACTCAAGCAACTTGCTAAGTTTCAGTTTAAATCATTTCCTTGCAATTCTCTAGAACAATATTGGAAACCATTTCAACTCAACAAGCAATTTCATCACTTCCAACCAATTTCAGATCCTCAATGGCAACTTACATGTCAACAATCTGTTTTGGTTCGTTTGAATGCAAGCTACCATACTCACCAGCCTCTTGCGAGCATATTGTGAAGGAACGAGAAGTGCCGGCTTCCGTTGATCCTTTCGCAGATCTGGAAACACAACTTAGTGCACGATTGCTCAAGCAAAAATATGCTACTGTTCGTGTGCTCAAAAACGGTACTTTTACGTACCGATACAAGACTGATGCCCAGATAATGCGCATTCAGAAGAAACTGGAGAGGAAGGATAGGGAAGAATATCACTTCCAAATGGCCGCTCCTAGTATTGTGTCAAAAATTACTATAGCTGGCGGAGATCCTCCATCAAAGTCTGAGCCACAAGCACCAAGAGGGATCATTCATACAACTCCAAGGATGCGTAAAGTCAAGACACGCCCCATAATAAAGTTGACAGAAGGCCAGATGAATCACCTCATTAAGCAGATAAAACAGATTATGTCGGAGAAAAGAGGGTCTGTCCACTTAATTAGTAAGAAAACCACTCATGTTCAATATAAGAAGATACTTGGTGCATACTCCGCAGCGGTTCGAACTGCACATATGATGGGTTTGCGACGGAGAGTGGACTTCCGATGTGATATGTGGACAGTTGGACTTTTGCAACGTCTCGCTCGGACGGACAAATGGTCCAATCAAGTCCGCACTATCAACATACGAAGGGGTGATAGTGGAGTCATCTTGAACACAAAAAGCCTCAAAGGCCACTTTGGTAGAAGTTCAGGAGGCTTGTTCATAGTGCGTGGATCACACGAAGGGAAATTGTATGATGCACGTTCTAGAGTTACTCAGAGTATTTTAAACTCAATGATCCAGTTTTCGAATGCCGACAATTTTTGGAAGGGTCTGGACGGTAATTGGGCACGAATGAGATATCCTTCGGATCACACATGTGTAGCTGGTTTACCTGTCGAAGATTGTGGTAGGGTAGCTGCATTGATGGCACACAGTATCCTTCCGTGCTATAAGATAACTTGCCCCACCTGTGCTCAACAGTATGCCAGCTTGCCAGTTAGCGATCTGTTTAAGCTATTGCATAAACATGCAAGAGATGGTTTGAATCGATTGGGAGCGGATAAAGACCGGTTTATACATGTTAATAAGTTCTTGATAGCGTTAGAGCATCTAACTGAACCGGTGGACCTGAATCTCGAGCTTTTCAATGAGATATTTAAATCCATAGGGGAGAAACAGCAAGCACCGTTCAAGAATTTAAATGTCTTAAATAATTTCTTCCTGAAAGGAAAAGAAAATACAGCTCATGAATGGCAGGTAGCTCAATTGAGTTTGCTCGAATTAGCAAGGTTCCAGAAGAACAGAACTGATAACATCAAGAAAGGTGATATATCTTTCTTCAGAAATAAATTATCTGCCAAGGCAAACTGGAATCTGTATTTGTCGTGCGACAACCAGCTGGATAAAAATGCAAACTTCCTCTGGGGACAAAGGGAGTATCATGCTAAGCGGTTTTTCTCAAACTTCTTTGAGGAAATTGATCCAGCAAAGGGATACTCAGCATATGAAATCCGCAAGCATCCAAGTGGAACAAGGAAGCTCTCAATTGGTAACTTAGTTGTCCCACTTGATTTAGCTGAGTTTAGGCAGAAGATGAAAGGTGACTATAGGAAACAACCAGGGGTCAGCAAAAAGTGCACGAGTTCGAAAGATGGTAATTATGTGTATCCCTGTTGTTGCACAACACTTGATGATGGTTCAGCCATTGAATCAACATTCTATCCACCAACTAAAAAGCACCTTGTAATTGGCAATAGTGGTGACCAAAAATTTGTTGATTTACCAAAAGGGGATTCGGAGATGTTATACATTGCCAAGCAGGGTTATTGTTATATTAACGTGTTTCTTGCAATGCTGATTAACATTAGCGAGGAGGATGCAAAGGATTTCACAAAGAAAGTTCGCGACATGTGTGTGCCAAAGCTTGGAACCTGGCCAACTATGATGGATTTGGCGACCACTTGTGCTCAAATGAGAATATTCTATCCTGACGTACATGATGCAGAATTGCCCAGAATATTGGTTGACCATGACACTCAAACGTGTCATGTGGTTGACTCATTTGGCTCGCAGACAACTGGATATCATATTCTAAAAGCATCCAGCGTGTCTCAACTTATCTTGTTTGCAAATGATGAATTAGAATCTGATATAAAACATTATAGAGTTGGTGGTGTTCCTAATGCTAGCCCTGAACTTGGGTCCACAATATCACCTTTCAGAGAAGGAGGAGTTATAATGTCTGAGTCGGCAGCGCTGAAACTGCTTTTGAAGGGAATTTTTAGACCTAAGGTGATGAGACAGTTGCTGTTAGATGAGCCTTACCTGTTGATTCTATCAATACTATCCCCTGGCATACTGATGGCTATGTATAATAATGGGATTTTTGAACTTGCGGTGAGGTTGTGGATTAATGAGAAACAATCCATAGCTATGATAGCATCGCTACTATCAGCTTTAGCCCTACGAGTGTCAGCGGCAGAAACACTCGTCGCACAGAGGATTATAATTGATGCTGCAGCTACAGACCTCCTTGATGCTACGTGTGATGGGTTCAACCTACATCTAACGTACCCCACTGCATTGATGGTGTTGCAAGTTGTTAAGAATAGAAATGAATGTGATGATACCCTATTCAAGGCGGGTTTTCCAAGTTACAACACGAGCGTCGTACAGATTATGGAAAAAAATTATCTAAATCTCTTGAACGATGCTTGGAAAGATTTAACTTGGCGAGAAAATTATCCGCAACATGGTACTCATACAGAGCAAAACGCTCTATCCACTCGGTACATAAAACCCACAGAAAAGGCAGATTTGAAAGGGTTATACAACATATCACCACAAGCGTTCTTGGGCCGAAGCGCCCAGGTGGTCAAAGGCACTGCCTCAGGATTGAGCGAGCGATTTAATAATTATTTCAATACTAAGTGTGTAAATATTTCATCCTTTTTCATTCGTAGAATCTTTAGGCGTTTGCCAACCTTTGTCACTTTTGTTAACTCATTATTAGTTATTAGTATGTTAACCAGCGTAGTGGCAGTGTGTCAGGCAATAATTTTAGATCAGAGGAAGTATAGGAGAGAAATCGAGTTGATGCAGATAGAGAAGAATGAGATTGTCTGCATGGAGCTATATGCAAGTTTACAGCGCAAACTTGAACGCGATTTCACATGGGATGAGTACATTGAGTATTTGAAGTCAGTAAACCCTCAGATAGTTCAGTTTGCTCAAGCGCAGATGGAAGAATATGATGTGCGACACCAGCGTTCCACACCAGTTGTTAAAAATTTGGAACAAGTGGTAGCATTTATGGCTTTAGTCATCATGGTGTTTGATGCTGAAAGGAGTGATTGCGTGTTCAAAACTCTCAATAAATTTAAGGGTGTCCTTTCCTCACTGGATTATGAAGTTAGACATCAGTCCTTAGACGATGTGATCAAGAATTTTGATGAGAGGAATGAGATTATTGATTTTGAATTGAGTGAGGACACAATTCGAACTTCATCAGTGCTAGATACAAAGTTTAGTGATTGGTGGGATCGACAAATCCAGATGGGACATACACTTCCACATTACAGAACTGAGGGGCACTTCATGGAATTTACAAGAGCAACTGCTGTTCAAGTGGCTAATGACATTGCCCATAGCGAACACCTAGACTTTTTAGTACGGGGAGCTGTTGGGTCTGGAAAGTCAACTGGGTTGCCTGTTCATCTTAGTGTGGCCGGATCTGTGCTTTTAATTGAACCAACGCGACCACTAGCGGAGAACGTTTTCAAACAGCTATCTAGTGAACCATTCTTCAAGAAGCCAACACTGCGTATGCGTGGAAATAGTATATTTGGCTCTTCTCCAATCTCCGTCATGACTAGCGGATTTGCGCTACACTACTTCGCCAATAATCGCTCTCAATTAGCTCAGTTCAACTTTGTAATATTTGATGAGTGTCATGTTCTGGATCCTTCCGCGATGGCGTTCCGCAGTCTGCTGAGTGTTTATCATCAAGCATGCAAAGTATTAAAAGTGTCAGCTACTCCAGTGGGAAGAGAGGTTGAATTCACAACACAGCAGCCAGTCAAGTTAATAGTGGAGGACACACTGTCTTTCCAATCATTTGTTGATGCACAAGGTTCTAAAACTAATGCTGATGTTGTTCAGTTTGGTTCAAACGTACTTGTGTACGTGTCGAGCTACAATGAAGTTGACACCTTGGCCAAGCTCCTAACAGACAAGAATATGATGGTCACAAAGGTTGATGGCAGAACAATGAAGCACGGTTGCCTAGAAATTGTCACAAAAGGAACCAGTGCGAGACCACATTTTGTTGTAGCAACCAACATAATTGAGAATGGAGTGACTTTGGACATAGACGTGGTTGTGGACTTTGGGTTGAAAGTCTCACCGTTCTTGGACATTGACAATAGGAGCATTGCTTACAATAAGGTGAGTGTTAGCTATGGTGAGAGAATTCAAAGGCTGGGTCGTGTTGGACGCTTCAAGAAAGGAGTAGCATTGCGCATTGGACACACTGAAAAGGGAATTATTGAAATTCCAAGCATGGTCGCTACTGAGGCGGCTCTTGCTTGCTTTGCATATAACTTGCCAGTGATGACAGGAGGCGTTTCAACTAGTCTGATTGGCAATTGTACTGTGCGCCAGGTTAAAACAATGCAGCAATTTGAATTGAGTCCCTTCTTTATCCAGAATTTCGTTGCTCATGATGGATCAATGCATCCTGTCATACATGACATTCTTAAAAAGTATAAACTTCGAGATTGTATGACGCCTTTGTGCGATCAGTCTATACCATACAGGGCATCGAGTACTTGGTTATCGGTTAGTGAATATGAGCGACTTGGAGTGGCCTTAGAAATTCCAAAGCAAGTCAAAATTGCATTCCATATCAAAGAGATCCCTCCTAAGCTCCACGAAATGCTTTGGGAAACGGTTGTCAAGTACAAAGACGTTTGCTTATTTCCAAGCATTCGAGCATCGTCCATCAGCAAAATCGCATACACATTGCGTACAGATCTCTTCGCCATCCCAAGAACTCTAATATTGGTGGAGAGATTGCTTGAAGAGGAGCGAGTGAAGCAGAGCCAATTCAGAAGTCTCATCGATGAAGGGTGCTCAAGCATGTTTTCAATTGTTAACTTAACCAACACTCTCAGAGCTAGATATGCAAAAGATTACACCGCAGAGAACATACAAAAACTTGAGAAGGTGAGAAGTCAACTAAAAGAATTCTCAAATTTGGATGGTTCTGCATGTGAGGAGAATTTAATAAAGAGGTATGAGTCGTTGCAGTTCGTTCATCACCAAGCTGCGACGTCACTTGCAAAGGATCTCAAGTTGAAGGGGATTTGGAACAAGTCATTAGTGGCTAAAGACTTGATCATAGCAGGCGCTGTTGCAATTGGTGGAATAGGACTCATATATAGTTGGTTCACACAATCAGTTGAGACTGTGTCTCATCAAGGGAAAAATAAATCCAAAAGAATCCAAGCCTTGAAGTTTCGCCATGCTCGTGACAAAAGGGCTGGCTTTGAAATTGACAACAATGATGACACAATAGAGGAATTCTTCGGATCTGCATACAGGAAAAAGGGAAAAGGTAAAGGTACCACAGTTGGTATGGGTAAGTCAAGCAGGAGGTTCATCAACATGTATGGGTTTGATCCAACAGAGTACTCATTCATCCAATTCGTTGATCCACTCACTGGGCGGCAAATAGAAGAAAATGTCTATGCTGACATTAGAGATATTCAAGAGAGATTTAGTGAAGTGCGAAAGAAAATGGTTGAGAATGATGACATTGAAATGCAAGCCTTGGGTAGTAACACGACCATACATGCATACTTCAGGAAAGATTGGTGTGATAAAGCTTTGAAGATTGATTTAATGCCACATAACCCACTCAAAGTTTGTGACAAAACAAATGGCATTGCCAAATTTCCTGAGAGAGAGCTCGAACTAAGGCAGACTGGGCCAGCTGTAGAAGTCGATGTGAAGGACATACCAGCACAGGAGGTGGAGCATGAAGCTAAATCGCTCATGAGAGGCTTGAGAGACTTCAACCCAATTGCCCAAACAGTTTGTAGGCTGAAAGTATCTGTTGAATATGGGGCATCAGAGATGTACGGTTTTGGATTTGGAGCATACATAGTAGCGAACCACCATTTATTTAGGAGTTACAATGGTTCCATGGAGGTGCAATCCATGCACGGTACATTCAGGGTGAAGAATCTACACAGTTTGAGCGTTCTGCCAATTAAAGGTAGGGACATCATCCTCATCAAAATGCCGAAAGATTTCCCTGTCTTTCCACAGAAATTGCATTTCCGAGCTCCTACACAGAATGAAAGAATTTGTTTAGTTGGAACCAACTTCCAAGAGAAGTATGCTTCGTCGATCATCACAGAAACAAGCACTACTTACAATATACCAGGCAGCACATTCTGGAAGCATTGGATTGAAACAGATAATGGACATTGTGGACTACCAGTGGTGAGCACCGCCGATGGATGTATAGTCGGAATTCACAGTCTGGCAAACAATGCACACACCACGAACTACTACTCAGCCTTCGATGAAGATTTTGAAAGCAAGTACCTCCGAACCAATGAGCACAATGAATGGGTCAAGTCTTGGGTTTATAATCCAGACACAGTGTTGTGGGGCCCGTTGAAACTTAAAGACAGCACTCCCAAAGGGTTATTCAAAACAACAAAGCTTGTGCAAGATCTAATCGATCATGATGTAGTGGTGGAGCAAGCTAAGCATTCTGCATGGATGTTTGAAGCCTTGACAGGAAATTTGCAAGCTGTCGCAACAATGAAGAGCCAATTAGTAACCAAGCATGTAGTTAAAGGAGAGTGTCGACACTTCACAGAATTTCTGACTGTGGATGCAGAGGCAGAGGCAGAGGCATTCTTCAGGCCTTTGATGGATGCGTATGGGAAAAGCTTGCTAAATAGAGATGCGTACATCAAGGACATAATGAAGTATTCAAAACCTATAGATGTTGGTGTCGTGGATCGGATGCATTTGAGGAAGCCATCAATAGGGTTATCATCTACCTGCAATGTGCACGGCTTCAAGAAGTGTGCATATGTCACTGATGAGCAAGAAATTTTCAAAGCGCTCAACATGAAAGCTGCAGTCGGAGCCAGTTATGGGTGCAAAAAGAAAGACTATTTTGAGCATTTCACTGATGCAGATAAGGAAGAAATAGTCATGCAAAGCTGTCTGCGATTGTATAAAGGTTTGCTTGGCATTTGGAACGGATCATTGAAGGCAGAGCTCCGGTGTAAGGAGAAGATACTTGCAAATAAGACGAGGACGTTCACTGCTGCACCTCTAGACACTTTGCTGGGTGGTAAAGTGTGTGTTGATGACTTCAATAATCAATTTTATTCAAAGAATATTGAATGCTGTTGGACAGTTGGGATGACTAAGTTTTATGGTGGTTGGGATAAACTGCTTCGGCGTTTACCTGAGAATTGGGTATACTGTGATGCTGATGGCTCACAGTTTGATAGTTCACTAACTCCATACCTAATCAATGCTGTTCTCACCATCAGAAGCACATACATGGAAGACTGGGATGTGGGGTTGCAGATGCTGCGCAATTTATACACTGAGATTGTTTACACACCAATTTCAACTCCAGATGGAACAATTGTCAAGAAGTTTAGAGGTAATAATAGTGGTCAACCTTCTACCGTTGTGGATAATTCTCTCATGGTTGTCCTTGCTATGCATTACGCTCTCATTAAGGAGTGCGTTGAGTTTGAAGAAATCGACAGCACGTGTGTATTCTTTGTTAATGGTGATGACTTATTGATTGCTGTGAATCCGGAGAAAGAGAGCATTCTCGATAGAATGTCACAACATTTCTCAGATCTTGGTTTGAACTATGATTTTTCGTCGAGAACAAGAAGGAAGGAGGAATTGTGGTTCATGTCCCATAGAGGCCTGCTAATCGAGGGTATGTACGTGCCAAAGCTTGAAGAAGAGAGAATTGTATCCATTCTGCAATGGGATAGAGCTGATCTGCCAGAGCACAGATTAGAAGCGATTTGCGCAGCTATGATAGAGTCCTGGGGTTATTCTGAACTAACACACCAAATCAGGAGATTCTACTCATGGTTATTGCAACAGCAACCTTTTGCAACAATAGCGCAGGAAGGGAAGGCTCCTTATATAGCAAGCATGGCACTAAGGAAACTGTATATGGATAGGGCTGTGGATGAGGAAGAGCTAAGAGCCTTCACTGAAATGATGGTCGCATTAGATGATGAGTTTGAGCTTGACTCTTATGAAGTACACCATCAAGCAAATGACACAATTGATGCAGGAGGAAGCAACAAGAAAGATGCAAAACCAGAGCAGGGCAGCATCCAGCCAAACCCGAACAAAGGAAAGGATAAGGATGTTAATGCAGGCACATCTGGGACACATACTGTGCCGAGAATCAAGGCTATCACGTCCAAAATGAGAATGCCCACAAGCAAGGGAGCAACCGTGCTAAACTTAGAACATTTGCTTGAGTATGCTCCACAACAAATTGATATTTCAAATACTCGGGCAACTCAATCACAGTTTGATACGTGGTATGAGGCAGTGCGGATGGCATACGACATAGGAGAAACTGAGATGCCAACTGTGATGAATGGGCTTATGGTTTGGTGCATTGAAAATGGAACCTCGCCAAATGTCAACGGAGTTTGGGTTATGATGGATGGGAATGAACAAGTTGAGTACCCGTTGAAACCAATCGTTGAGAATGCAAAACCAACCCTTAGGCAAATCATGGCACATTTCTCAGATGTTGCAGAAGCGTATATAGAAATGCGCAACAAAAAGGAACCATATATGCCACGATATGGTTTAATTCGAAATCTGCGGGATATGGGTTTAGCGCGTTATGCCTTTGACTTTTATGAGGTCACATCACGAACACCAGTGAGGGCTAGGGAAGCGCACATTCAAATGAAGGCCGCAGCATTGAAATCAGCCCAACCTCGACTTTTCGGGTTGGACGGTGGCATCAGTACACAAGAGGAGAACACAGAGAGGCACACCACCGAGGATGTCTCTCCAAGTATGCATACTCTACTTGGAGTCAAGAACATGTGATGTAGTGTCTCTCCGGACGATATATAAGTATTTACATATGCAGTAAGTATTTTGGCTTTTCCTGTACTACTTTTATCATAATTAATAATCGTTTGAATATTACTGGCAGATAGGGGTGGTATAGCGATTCCGTCGTTGTTAGTGACCTTAGCTGTCGGTTCTGTATTATTAAGTCTTAGATAAAAAGTGCCGGGTTGTTGTTGTGTGACTGATCTATCGATTAGGTGATGCTGTGATTCTGTCATAGCAGTGACTATGTCTGGATTTAGTTACTTGGGTGATGCTGTGATTCTGTCATAGCAGTGACTGTAAACTTCAATCAGGAGAC